GTGATTTGCCCAGCGTTGCCACCGTCGCCGCATTCAATGCCGCCTCGGCCTCTGCATCCGTCATCAGGTCGTATGGCGCCGTCGCCAACAAATCGCGCAGCCGTTCATAATGACCGGCCATCACGCACCCCCTACGGTGATCGTCACGCCCGTGACAGTGCCGTTCTGGCCGCTGGCAATGCTGGTGTTGTCGATTTCCATAGTCCCACCTCCGCCCGTAGCCGTGACGTTGCCCTGCGCGAAGCACACCGCCCCGGACGTGTAGAGCCGGAACGACGCCGCCGTGCCTGTCGCGCTGCCCGTGAACGTCCACGTGCCCGCCTTGGTGCAAACACCCGCCGATGCCGTCAGGGCGGGGCTCGGCAACGTCGCCGTGGTCAACGTGCCGGAGGGATCGGCTGCCGCACAGTTGGCCGGCACTGCGCCGGAGAATATCTTAAGCGAGCCGCCATCCGCCGCCGTGACGATATCGCCCGCCATGGCGTTACGCAGCGTGGTGCCAAGCTGAAGGGCCATCAGACAATCCCCTCCAATTCCTGCCGCGCCCCAATCGCCCGCCCATCCGGCCCGCGCTCAATAGTCACACGGCGCGGCGCCGTGGCAGCCTGGTGCGCCTGTTCCGTGCGGACGCTCAGCGCATCCATCATCCCTTGGATCTGCGCCACAGCATCGGAAATAGCCGAAACCTCAGCCTCGCGCTGGTTCAACGTCCGGTCGCGCTCTTTCAGGTCGATGTCGCGGGATTTGATGGCCCGCTCCATCTCGGCGTTGTTCGCGTCGGTCGCCATGCGGTCGCGCTCGATCGCCAGTTTTTCCGCGTCAAACTGCATCCGCTCGCGCTCAAGCGCCATTTTTTCGCGCTCAAGCTGCGCCTGTAGATCGGCCTTCGCCGCCTCAAATTGCAACTTCTGTTGCTCAGCCTGCGCGCGCTGCTGCATCTCGGCCTGTTTCGTTGCCGCGTCCGCCTCGGCCTTTACGATTTCCGGGTTCGGCTGCTGCGGCTGCGGCTGCTGCTGCGCTTGTTGCAACTGCTCAAGCGCCGTTTCAAACACCGCCTCCATCTCGCGGCCAACCGGGAAGCCACGGATGCCAAACAGAAGCATCTGCCCCGCCAGCATCCCGAGTTGTGGAACCTGCTGCGCCAGTGGCACGGCCATGGCAAGAAAGTCGCCGGCCATTTTGAGGAACTCAACGCGGGATTGCTGTTCCTGTTCTTGATCGGCGATGACGGTGCTATCCACCTCAATTTCAATCCGGAACCCCCGCGCCTGATCGTTCTTCAGCAACTGAATTGCCGCCATGGCCTGATTTGGCGTGGCGCCGATGGTCTGCTGGTAATCGCTCAACAGAAGCAGCGTTTCGGGCTGGAAGTGTTTGGCGACAATCTCGCCGGTTATCCGCACCATATCGCGACAGAACCGGGCCACGTCGCCCACGCGCGACCGCAGCCGAAGCTGCGCAAACTGGCCCTTGAGCCGTTCCGCCGTCGCGGTGGCACTGGCCATGCCCTGCCCGCGCACAATGTCGGAAATGCCGGTAATCTCATAAAGGTCTTGCTTCGTCTGCGACCGAACCTCGATCAACTGCCGCAAGGCAATAACCATTGGTTCCAACGGCATGAAATCAACGGCGCCCTTAAACCCGCCGCGCTCGGAGAACGTGCCCCAGTTTTCCACGGGGATCATGCTGTTTTCAGCGCCCTCGTTGAAAATCCGCTGCACGCCATCGTTCGCCGGGTCATAAACGCCCACAGCCTTGATCGCCTGCGCCAGCTTGCTAATCCGCCCCGTCAGGTCATCCAACTCGTTGGCCTGATCCTGATACATGCGGAAATCCGCCGCCGGCATCAGGGTGGAGTTGTTGAGCGTGGCATACAGGGGGCGCGGGCACGGATAGAAGTCCGTCAGCTTCAGCCAATCGTCGCGCACATCAAGCGGCGCATCGCCGTAGTCGGGGCAAATCCAATACACCTTGCGCGAGGTCTTGCACCAAATTTCCCACACGACAGCGCGGGTAAACAACTGATATGCCGGCTCGTCCTCGGTCATCCCCTCAGGGCGCCAGGTCATAGGCACGTCGCGGAACATCGGGCCAAACCGCTCAAGCCCGTCCTCAAGCCCCATCATCACGCGCCGGGCCACCCAACGAACCTCGGGCCACGTGCGCGCCGGGGAATGGCGGAAGTCCTGCCAGTTCACGTAATCCCAGCAAACTTCTTCATACGTGACAATCTGGCCTTCCGCGTCGTTCGTGACTTGCAAGCCATCGTCGTCTGGCATTTCGCCGGAGGTTTCGGTATCGGTTTCGTAATTCGGCCCGCTTTCCGGAGCCTCCGTTTCTACCCCCTCCATCGGCGCCGTCATGCCATCCTCGGAAGCCTCGCCGGCCTGCACCTCGCCCGCGCCCACGTCATCAAAGTGCGGCTCATACCGCGCCCAGCACACGCCGCGCCCCGGAATGAGGTAATCCAGCACCGCCGCATCAGTGGCCTCGTGCCATCCGGTTTGGTCAATGTTCGTCTGGATCGCCCGCTGCAGGATCGTGGAAGCCGCCCGTGCGGTTACGTCCTGATCCAGATACCGGCGCTGCACCACAGCCTTGGGCGGGGTGGCGTAGATGGCCGGCTTGAGCGTCTGCACGTTGCTCCAAAAAATATTCATCCGCGCCTGATCGCGCTCCGGCGTGGTCCGTTCATCCATGTATCGCCGCTCAATATCCCGGCCGCGCGTCAAGAACCTGTGCGCGTCCTGGCCCGACAGTCGCAGTTCAGCAATCCAGCGCGCCGCGATGCCGCGCTTGTCTGTGCCGAAATCGGCCGGCGCCGACGCCTTTGCGGTCAGGGATGCGCTCACACGCCACCGTCACCGCGCGAGATGCGCAGGGTTGTGGTGCCGCTCGCCGTGATCGCCGCAACGTGGGTAATGGCGCCAGACGATGCGACAAACACTTGCGTATTTCCCGGCATGGAGAACCCGCTCGTGGTGGCATCCACGGTGCTGGTGCCGAACGCTACAAAGCACTCGGTGGAGCTTACGTTGGCCAGACGCATGACGCTGCCGGCGCCCGTGGTGGCAACGCGGCCGGTTGTCGTCGTGACACTAATCGAGAAATTCCCGCCCGGCGTGAATGGGTCAACCGCGCTCATGTCATCACCATTTGTAATATTGGCTATTGCTGGTTGGGTAGTAACGCGCCACACCGCCGGCCGCGATGGTGTCGGGAATATCCACGCCCAGCGCGTCAATTTGGCCATTACTCGGCGGGTAGACGTTCAACGTGTTCGCGCCCTGGTTGAACACCACCACAGGCTGGCCGGAAATGTTCTGCGCGCCGGGACTTGGCACGCGAACGCCAGTTCCGGCCGCAACAGTCGTGACCAAGCTGAAGCACTTAGTCAGGTTGCGCGCGGTGCCTGCCGTGGCGCCGGTTGCGGTAATGCTTGTCTCTGGGCTGATCCGCATCGTGCCGTCCGAAAACAACATCGGCAGTAGCATGTTGAACTGCGTCGTGCTGTTCGCCGCTTGCAGGCTCCACACTTGGCGCGGCAGTCCGCCGCCGTCCGTAGACCAAAATTGATGGAAATTGGCGCCCATATACATGCGGAGGACGTCGCCGTTCGTGTCCTCCCATGCAAACGTGCTGCGCTGGTTTTCCGTCAGCGTGCCGTTCGGGTTTGTCAGTATAAAGCCCTGTCGCATCCGGCCTGTGATGCCGAGTTTTTCGAACCAATTGCCGTATTGGCTAGGCGAATTGGTGCCCTGGTAAAACGGCTCCCCGGTGTAAGTCGTGCCGGTAATCACGTTGCCCGTGACGATGGCGCTATCCACTTCGCACCGGATGACGCCAAAAGAACTCGCCGCCGTGTTCGGCTCGGTAATCACGTTGTTTGCGATGACAACGGCCTTCGGCGTAAACCCGTTCGCGCTCCCCACAAGGATGACGTTCGTGTTCGGATCGGGAAAATCGTTGAACGTGTTGCCTGTGATTACCAGCCGATCCACGTAACCGCGATGCACGAGGTAGGAGCGGTGAAACTGGTTGCCGGAGATAATGACATCCGTAATCCCGTTCTGCCGGTTACTGAGCGGTTCGATTTGGCTTGGCTCGGACGATGCCCCAGTGGCGCGGAAAACGTTCCCCTGCACCACAAGCCGCTTGCCAATCACGTCCAGCGGCGACGACGCAACCGGAGACACTTCCGGGTTGAAATTCATCATCTGCGCCGTGTCGGACGTTTCGGCGTAGTTGTTCAGCACGTAGGTAGTGCCCGGCCCCTCCCAGAAGTCCCACGCGCAGTTGCGGAACTCGAACGCCGAGTTGCCAACTACCCACGTTTGCTCGCAACCACGGCACGCGATGGAGTTACCGCCGTAATAGAAGTAATTATTCTCAATCCGCAGGCGTTCCACATACCGAAAATTCAGCGGCTTGAATGCGTTTGTCGTTGACCGCCACGAATAGTCGAACGTGATACCGGATACGCTGATGTCCGTGTCACCGCCCGCGAGGTCCGCCGCCTCCCAATTTTCATTATAGAAAAACGAGTAATCTGGGCCTCCGCTGTTGGCGAAATCCGCCTCGGCCACAATGCGGGAAGATTGGCGACCTGCCCCGCGCGCCCACACACCGCGCCGCAAAGGGACGCCCCGTGAAAGCTTGAATTGGCCTGGAGGCACCACAAATACGCCGCCGCTGGATAGCGATGCGGATGTCTGGAGAAAAGCCTCGTAACAGTCATCGTTTCCGGTCGGATCGGCGCCGAAGTCTAGAACCGACACCTCGACGGGAGGATACGGCGTGAGTAGCCCGTAGTCTTGGACCGGGTATTGGACGCTATCGGGGCTGGTGCCGCTCACCGCACCACCCCCGGCCGCACGCCACGCCCACGCGCTGGATACAGGTCACGGTCTGGCGTGATTTCCTGCCGCACCTCCGGCAGCGCAGGCCCCAGCACCGGCATGCGCACAGGCGGCGCAATGTCCGGTTCCGGCCCGATGCTGACGTTGAACGGCTGGGGGCTGGTGAAGTCGTCCATGCCCCCGTGATACCGCCTAGCGCGGCCGGGGTGCGGGGATTTTGCCTATTCTGGCAATTAGATGCGTTTGCGCTGCCCCACCTTCTGCGCCGCCCACAAATCGTCAAGCGTCACCTCGTTGAGCGTGCCCACGGCCAGCCGCTTGCCGGGTTTCACGACAGGCTCCGGCGCCAACTCGCGCCACGCCATGCACAGGTAACGGAAAGCGTCGGCCCGGTGCGAGGTCCAATCGTGCTTGGGCTTGTTCCCGAACACCCGCGCCTTTTCGTCGTAATCCGCCCGATATTGTTTCAGCCCTTCCACCCCGTCGCGCGTCTCTGGCGTGGCAAACCACACGCGCGGGATGGTCTGACGCGCCGCGTTGATGCCGTCCTCCAGCTTGTGGGCGGGCACCAGGCGCGGGCGCAGGCCAAGTTTCGCCATCGTCTCCACCCGCGTGCGGCCGGTGCCCAACTCGCGCACCTTGGCATCGTGCGGCACCCAATCCTGCCCCTTCGCCCACGGTTTGTTGGCCACCACGGCGGCGTAATGCTCCAAGCCCATGCCGTGGTTTTCGTAAAAGTCCAGCACCCGGATTTCACTTCCGACAGCCTGCCACCACCAGATCGCGGTGCTGTCGCCAATCCCCAAGTCCCACACGGTATGCACTGTGGCGGGAGCGGCTTCCACGGCGCACATGCGGCCGTCCGCCTCGGCCTGCGCTATTTCCTTGCCCCAATAAGCGCCACGAATGGCGGCATCCGGGTTACATTCAAACTCCTGCTCGTATTCCTCCGGGCTCATGTCCGCCCGCAGCGCCGCCAGTTCATCCGGCGGGATGATGCCCGTCTCGCTTGCCTTGGCGATCATGGTGAACCATTCAGGATCATCGCGATGGGTCTCGTAAAGCTTCCACAAGTGGTTCCGCCCCTTGAGCGTGCCGATGAACGTCGCCGTGCCGCGCCGATCCGCCAGCATGGGGCGGATAATCTCCCCCCACACGCTTTCGGCCATGTCGGCGTATTCGTCCATCAATGCATCATCGAGGTATCCACCGCGTAGCCGGTCGGGGTTGTCGGCGCCGTAAATTCGCAGCCGCGACACACTGCCGGAGGCGTTTGGCACCTCCACCCATAGTTCCGCCTCGTTGGCTGCGGTGCGGATGGGGTCAGTGTATCGCTTGAGATAGGCCCATGCGATGTCTTTGCCTTGGTTCAACTGCGGTGCGATGTAGGCCAGGCGCCCGTTGGGGAGCGGCAACCGCACCGCCTTGCGCACCTGATCATTAAGACAGCCGACCGTCTTGCCGAACCGCCGATGGCAGACAAGGCACGCCCACCGCTGCAACCGCCGATGATAGGGGCGGAACAGGTCGCGCGGCGTGTAGGGGATGACGATGCGGCTGAGGGTAGGCAATTACTCCCCATCCTCCCACGTCACCACCGTCTTGATCGGCACCCCGTTAGGGTCGCCGCCAATCGCCATCGCCGCCTTCCCCTCCGCCCGCTCAATCAGCTTGTTCGCCGCGTCAACCCGCGTGCCGTGCGGCGCCGTAGGATCTAGCGCTATCTCGGCCAGCAACTCCGCCATGGCAACCGCGTGCGATTTGGCCACCTCGCGCGCCGTCTGCGCAGCCTCGCGCCCCGCCGCTTTCGCCTCGGCCGGCGGCTGGTGCTCGGCGCTGAACGGCTTACCGTCCGCACCCCGCGCATCGCCGCCCCACCCCTCGCCGCGCGCAGGGGTGCCGCTCGGCGGTTTATGAACGTAGCCGCCGGGGGGTTTGTAGGTTTTCCAGGTCATTTCACCACACCTTCACCATGCCACGCGCCGTGGTATATCCCTTAATCCGCCCCGTTTCCTGCATAATCGCGAGGTGCCGCAGCAGGTTGCTATGCGAGGTCTGCACCACGCGGCACACGGTTTCCAGAGGTAGAGGCTGGCCAGGCTTGACCGTGGCGGCCAGCACGGCGCGCACCGTCTCGCCGCGTTGGCGGTCTTCCGGGTTGCCTTTCTTTCGCTTGCCGGGGCTGCCGGCGGCGGGTTGGCTCATTCCTCACCTCGAAACGTGACCGTGGCCGTAACGCGCGGCCAGTCGCGCCATTGCTGACACAGCAGCGCGCGGACAGCCTCGGCCGCTTTCGTGGGCGACACCGGCACGCGGTATTCCCGGTGCGCGTCGCATGCCTCGGGGCGGAGGCATGGCTTGCCCTCGCAGCAGATGGCGACGGCTAGGGGGTCTGGGGTCATCGGGCTACCTCCGGAAAAATCGCGCGTGACTGCATTTTGCCGTTGACTTCGGCGCGGCGTGACGGCAAGATGCCGTTATCAGAGAGGGAGAGACCAGGATGAGCAAGATCGCCAGCCACTACGTTTACACCGCCAGTAACAACACGGATTACGCGGTGTTCACCAGCATGCGAGCGGCCAAAACACAGGCGGCAAAATGGGCGCGCGAAGGCCGAATGAGCGATGTGACGCGCCATGTCGCCGGCTCGGACGGCAAGCCGCAGACCTGCATCGGCCGCGTCCACACCTGCTTCCCGCGCCGCGCATGACCCTCGTCCAAACCCTATCCGAACTCGGCTGGAGCCTGCGCCACCTCGCGCGGGTTCTCGGCCGTCCGCCTGGAACGGTAATGAATTGGACGCGCGACCGCTACACCGTGCCCCCCGACGTGTCCGCGTGGCTCGCGCGGCGGCTGGAGGCGCACAGGCAGGCGATGCGGGATGACCCGCCGCCGGTGCAAAAATAATCGCGGATGACTGCATTTTGCCGTTGACTGCGAGGGTGGATGACGGCATAGTGTCGTTATCAGCAAGGGAGACACGACGATGAGCACTTACGAAATGATCAAGGCTCTGCCAGGCAAGACCACCAACTGGCGCAACCTTGTTGACGCTCTCAGTGCAAACTACGTGAGCGCGTATGCCTCCCGATATGGCGCGGCACCCTACGCCCCGACCACTACCGACGAATGGGCCAACGCCCGCACGGTTCGGGATCTGCGTTACGCCGCGATGTGCGCTGCCAACGCTTACGTTGGTTTTGTATCTCAGCAATCCAACTTCATCCCCCCCTCGCCTGAAACGCTGGCGTGCGGTGGTTTCCTTGGCGGCGAAACTGTTGTGTGGACAGACCGTGACGCTGAGACGGCCGCAGTCGAAACGGTGGCGCACATCATCGAGGCAAACGCCTAACCCCACCCCACCCCACCAACCCCGCCCAGCCCCAAGCTGCGGCGGGGTTTTCTGCGCCCGCGTAGGACGCCGCCACAGCCCGTCGCGCGCCTGGGGGCTACCCCACCACCCGCCGACGCTTAAAACGCCCTGGCGCCCGGCTGGAGGGGCGCGGCGTGGGGTGTCACGCATCGTCGCCCCCCAGCATCGCGGCGCTACCGCCGGCAAGCGCCTCGCCCACCTGCTCCACTACTTCCGCGCATGCAGCCTCCAGCACACCGTCGCTGCCGTGCGCAGCGTGGGAGGGCGCCAACTGCCACCCTGTTTCACGCATGCACGCGTGGGCGGCTTCCAGCAGCTTCCGATCAACAACCACTTGCCCCGTCCCCGCCAACAACTCCCGCGCGAGGGCGATGCGGTCGGATTGCGACAACCCAAGCAATGCGTCGGCGGTAAACCTGTCGCCTATTGCCTCACGCCACCCCATCGCCACCCCCGCTATTCCCGTTTGGACAGAACGCACGCGCGCGGGGGTTTGGGGTGGGCGGGACACGGGACACCGCCTCAAATGTCCCGTCCCCCGTTCCATCGGGACACAGGGGGGACATCCCCCTAAAGGGGGATGTCTCCCCCCCCCCATGTCCCGATTTGGGGACACGCCGCAAAACCCCCATGTCCCGTTTGATGTCCCGGTTCATGTCCCGCCTTCCGTGTAGCTGATAATCCACACTCGCCCCTCGGCCATGCCCACGATGCGCTGCTCCACCAACCACTGCGAAGCCCGGCCGAATGCCTTCTTCCGCGTGTCCTGCTCGCCCGGCGTGGCGTCGTAGAACCGATCCCGCCACCACTTTTCGGGGATGCTGGGATACCCACTTGGCACCCCCCGTTCCCCGGTTCGGCCGTTTGCACCGATAACATGGCACAGCACCTCAAGCGCCCGCTTGCTATGCCCCTCCACCTTCTTCCGCGCGGGAATAGCGGTCTGCCCCTCATGCTCCACCACGCACGTAGTCACCGGCTTTCCGCGCCGGTTCTGGCCCAGTTCCACGATGCGAAGCTGAAACCCGAACGTGCCGTCGCATTCCAGTTCGCGCTGCTTCGTGACCCGCGCCATGCGCTGGGGGCCTTCGGCGCTAATTTCAATTTCCGTATCCGTGGCAGCGCGCAACAGGCTATGGCCGCGTGCGCCCTTCGCCTCGTCCTTCCCGCTATGATGAATCCACATCAGATGCGCCTTGATGGCCTGCTGGATGCGGGTGCCGTTCGTGACTAGCGCGCCCATGTCCTCCGGGCTGTTTTCGTTGCCCCCGGCGATGGCGCGGGAGAGCGTATCCACCACGATCAGACGCACCGGCACGCCCATGGCTTCAGCGGCGGCTTGGATGGCTTCAATCAGAGGGTCTGTGTCGCCTTCCGGGTCGAGCAGGTTTAACGCCACAGGCACCACGGCCAGCGGCACGTCGTGCGTGATGCCATGTTCCGCGCGCCATGCGGCGATACGGTTTGAAATGCCGAAAGCGCCTTCCATGGCGAGCCAGATCACGGCGCCATGCTCCACCTGGCGCCCGTTCCACGGGATGCCGGCGGCTACGTGGCAAGCGAGGTCGCCGCACCAGAACGTTTTGCCGCTATTAGACTGGCCATAAACAACCGACATGGCCGCATCAATCAAAAGACCCTCTACAAAGTCCTCAGCGTCAAGGCGCGGGGCGATGTCACGCCAATACAAGAACGGAATAATCGGGCGCGCGACGTGTGATGCGTCGATCCAGGGGTTGCGGCTCATACGGTTCAACGCCGCCTCCTGCGACCGTGCGCCGCATCCCATTCGCTGCGCAGGATCAACACGATTTCCTCCCAGGTCAGCACGTCGCCGTTGGCCTGCCCGGCGGCTTCCTCGATGGCTGCCTTGGTGGCGCCCGCTTGGATCAACGGCCGCACCGCCCACCGTATGGCCGTGGCGACGTTCTCCCGCAGGCGCCGCGTGGCCTCAGCCTGGTCCCGCATCGCCCAATGCAGCCGCGCTTGCAGCCCGCTCCGGTCCACGCCATCCGCCCGCCACGTCTTGATTGTCTCGGATGCGTCCGCGTCGGTCATCTGGCCAGTGGCGACGATATCGCCCAGGCGCTGCGCCGCGTGGTGGAGGTGGAGGGGGTCTAGGCGGTGTTTCACCCCCTCACCCTCTCCGCCATCCGCTCGTTATACCCTTCCAGCCAAGCATCGGACGGCGCTTCAAGCGCCACGCCCGTGAACGCCGCCCCGTCCTTCACCACCTCGCAAATGGTCCATCGCCGGGCGCTTCCCGTGTTGCCGATCGTCAGGCTCGACACCTCCTCGCCCATGGCCAGCGTCACCCGCTCGCCCTCCGTAGTGGTGGCGTGCATCTGGCCCTCGGCGGCTTTGTGCCAGGTTGCGAGGGTCCACCGTTCGCCGTGGATGGTGATTGTGCCGGCGCGGGGGTTAATTGAGAGGTGGAGGTGGATCATGACACCGCCTTCTCACGCCGACGCGGCGGGTAGTGGTTGCCGTTCTTGCTCCATCGCAGATGCGGCGGGTTCGGGAACCGATCGACTTCCTCTATTGTTTCCTCAACGCGCACGCGAACCACGCGGCAATCGCGCTTGCCCCGCCATGGCCCGACACGCTCCCGCAGGAATGCCCGCGCTTCGGCTTCGGTCGGGAACAGCGCATAGATGCCGACCGGATACATCTCATGCCGCGCAGGCCGGTTCCCGTCGAAATTCCCGAACAGCGTGCCGTTAGGCTTGTATTCCGACGGGGGAACCTTAATCGCCCAGCCGTAGCGCATGCCGGAAATCTTGAGGTTGCCGCTCATGTGCCGCAGCCCTTGCAAACAATCTGCGACCCCACCCGCTTCTGCGCCTTCCGCAGGTTTGTCCCACGCTCAACCTGCTGCGATTTGCAGTCGAGACACATCACCACCCAATGCGCGCCGTGGTTGCCTGTGCGCGCGTAGTCGATGACTTGGAGGTTGCCGATGGTTTGACCGGCCATTTCGATAAAGTCGGGGCTCATACATTTCCCCCGTTGACAGGGGTGAACGCGTTGCAAGGCGGCGCGGCCAGAACACCCCGCACAGGGAAGGGCAAAGCTTCAAACAGGCGGATATCCTGCCCGCGCTTGATATCCACGCGCACCACGTCATAGCCGGCATCCACGTAGGGTTGGGACCAGGCGCCGGAGTAGTCGCACAGGGATAGGATCGTCATCATGTGAAAACCCCCGATGCCCGCGCCTTAGCCAACTTCGCCAACCCCCGCGCCGTGGGTTTGGCGGCCCTCGCACGCGGCGGCTTGTTGTGGCCCTTGGTGGGCACGTCCAGCGCCGCATCGTGGTGCATCGCCGCCAGCCGCCAGCCGGGCGCCAACGGGATGCCGTGGCGCTCTAGGGCCTCGCCTAGCTGTTCGACGGAGCGGCACACGGCATAGCCGTGCTGCAACGCCTCCATGACGCGCTGCATGGCTACCTGTGCCTCGCTCTGCTTGTTGGCGCCGGCCTTCAACTCGGCCATGAGTGCGAAGCCCGGTGCCAGTATCAGCACGTCGGCCACGCCCTGCTTGACGCCTTGGCTCTGTAGGTGTTGCCACTGACGGGCGCGTTGTTCAGCCGTGCCGGCGTGTTTCCGGCCATGCTCGATGGCGGTGAACCAGCACGGATGGAGAAGGTGCGACGTGAGGAACATCCGGCAGCGGGAGCGCAGGCGGGATTCAAGTTGCATCAATCGGCAGCCTCAAAGAACAAATCCACCGCGCCCCGCTCGGCGGCGGCTAGATGGCCTGCCGCTTGGCGCCAGTATTCTAACTTCAATTCTGTGCCGACAAATCTCCGCCGCTTCCGCAGCGCCACCACGCCCTCGGAACCTATGCCCGAGAACGGGCTCCATACAACGTCGCCGGGGTTGCTCCACAATTCCACGCATCGTTCCGTCAGGTCCAGAGGCATCGGGCAGATGTGCTTTTCGTCCCCTGGCGCTCGAATAGCGTTCAAAACGTCAGTCTCGCGCGTGTGCATCCATACAGGCGATGCGGCTTCCTGCCACCAAGGCAGCGGGTAGTCTTCGCTGCGCTTCTCCACCGGCAGCACGGCGCCCGCGTCGTCTTCGGAGGCCCATTTGCGGAACACGACAAAATATTCGGGCAGGCCCTGCCGCGAGAATGACGAGTCCGCCCGCAGTTGCTTGTAAAGCAGCCCGTGCGCCTTGGTTTTCGTCATCTCGCGCACGGGGCAACGCCAGACGGTAATGCGTGAGTGGAACGTAAAGCCGGCTTCCTCATGCTCTCGTATCAGCATGCCGGGGAAATCGCGGAGGCCCGCCTTGCCGCGCTGGTTTTTGTAGAATACGAGATCCTTGCAATGCACGGCCACGATCCGGCCGGGCCGCATCACGCGGTACATTTCGCGAACAAGGAACCGGTAGTGTTCCAGAAACTCGGCGTCATCGGCGCAGTTGCCCATATCTGCCTCGCTGTCATTGTAGATATAAAGACCAGAAAACGGCGGTGAATATACGGCAAGGTCAACACTGTTGTCGGGCATCTGCCGCGCCACATCCACGCAGTCCGCGTGATAGAGTGCCCAATTGTCGCCATGTGCTTCGTCCAAGCAACGGACTACACGAGTGTTGTCAACCATGACGGCATTCTCCCGTTGTGTTTGGCGTCGTATGGAATTTTCAGTCGGCTTGCGTGAGCGCGAGCTCGCCGCATCGCTTCGCTCATCGCCCGTTTCATTTTGCGATGATCTTCCGACTTGCGGTCAATCACTCGCCCGATCTGATCCTCGCCCTCAGCAACGATTAGATGCACATCGACGGGGCGCGTCTGGCCAAAGCGCCAGCACCGCCGCACGGCCTGATACCAAGCCTCATAACTGAAGCTGCGGCCCACGAACGCCATCCGCGCCGCGTGCTGCCAGTTCATGCCCATGCCGCACACGGATGGCTTGGAAATCAAAACCCGCGTGGCGCCTTCTGAGAACGCCGCCAGCGCGGACTCCTTGCGGTCTGGCGTATGCGACCCCCGCACCTCAACGGCATCGGGGATGCGCTTCGCCAGCGCGTCCGCTTCATAGTCTGTGTCGCACCAGACAATCCACGGTTCTTCAGATTGCTCATGCACCAGCGCGGCTACGGCATCCGCCCGCGCGTCGGCTGTCTGCCGCTTCACGTCATGAATATTTGTTGCGCTAAGGTCGGAAAGAAACAAAGCGCCAGCCGGCGCGCGGATATCTCCGGCGGCCTTGTGTCGGATGGTCCGCAGTTCTGGTAGCACGAAACGCGAGCCGTCAAAACCAAGATCATCTGGCGTTTCCGCGCATCGCGCCCAACTCGCCATCCAGTCCCAAAACAATGCCTCCGCATGGCCCTTAATGCGGTAACGGCCCATTTGGGTTTGATCGGAAACAAACCAGCGGGCAAGCATTTCGTTGCTGGCCATGATGCCCAAAAATTCGGCGTGCTGGCCCAGCTCCATATGATCGTTCGGCGCCGGGGTTGCCGTCGATGCCAGTTTGAACCGGTGGCCGGCAAACGACGCGATCAACGCCCGCGTCGTGGCACCCGTGAAACTCTTAAGGATCGAGCTTTCGTCAAGCGATACCGCACCGAACTGCACCGTATCCAGCGCGCCGAGGCGGTCGTAATTGCATACATTGATGCCGTCACGCGCTTCGTCTTGGCTGCGGATCACGCGGACGTTGTAGTTCAGCGCCAGCCCCTCGCGCTCGATCTGCCGCGCCACGGCCAGCGGCGTCAGGAGCAACGCGCGCCCGTTCGTGGCGGCGGCGGCTTGCTGGCA